CACGTGGACAAAGGCGCCGAAAAAGTGGATTGATCCTGCAAAAGAAAGCAATGCCGGGAAAACCGCATTGCAGTCCGGGCAGAAAACGTTCCAGGATATCTGCGCCGAACAGGGCAAGGACTGGAAAGAGGCCGTCAACGAAATGGCTGAGGTGCTGGAATACGGCAGATCGGTAGGAATTGAATTAGGAGGTGTTATTTATGGAAGCGGAACTGCAGCGCAGCAGAACGCCCCCGGCACAGGCAAACAAAGCGCCGGCGGAAAAGAATAACGGTCAGTGCAGCATGGGACATATCGAGTCCATGCGCGACGGAGGTCAGGAAGACAGCCGCCGTCGCATAATCAGTTTTTCAAGTGAGGAGCCTTACCAGCGCTGGTTTGGTCCGGAGATCCTTGACCATTCGCCCGCCGCGGTAGATCTTACCCGGTTGAACGAAGTCGGTGTCCTGCTGTTTAACCACAACATGAACATTGTGATTGGCAGGGTAAATCGCGCATGGATAGAGGATAGCCGCGGCATGGCAGAGGTCGAATTCGACACGGATGAGGACGCGGAAAAGATCTTCGGAAAAGTCAAATCCGGCACGCTTAAAACAACGTCTGTGCGCTACAGCGTGGACAGCTGGGAAGAGGTCGCCGCCGGCAAAAAATCCGCTGACGGGCGTTTCGCAGGCCCTTGCAGCGTCGCCCGAAAGTGGACTCCGATGGAAGTGTCCATTGTCTCTGTTCCCGCCGACGCTACAGTAGGTGTAGGCCGAGCGGATGCTCCTGAGCAGGGTGTAGACCTTTCGATCTACGAAAAGCAGATACTTGTCAACAAAAATCTTTTACATAAGGAGTTTTTAACATGAACATTCAGGAAATGATCGCCCGTCAGCAGGCTATCGTCGACGGTGCTCGCGCCGCCGGCCGTGCGCTGTCGGCGGAGGAAAGTGCAGAATTCGATAATCTGCAGCGTCAGATAGAAGAGGCGCAGGGCAATCCCCCCGAAGTGCCCGAAAATCCCGATATCAACGAAGCGGCGCGTCAGGCAGTTATCGCCGAGCGCCAGCGCGTCAGCGATATCACTGCTCTGTGCCGTCAGGCCGGTATGGATCCGGCTGAGTACATCAGCAACGGCTCCGACATAAACGCGGTCCGTCAGGCCGCAGTCGATCATCTCATCGCGCACGGCGCACCCGTCGGCGGCAGAATGACGGGATCAGAGGGCGACGACTTCCGCCAGGCTGCGGCAGACGCAATGCTTATGCGTACCGGGGTCGAAGTTCAGAATCCGGCACGCGGCGCTGAAGAAATGCGCGGCTTCTCATTGCGCGACATGGCTATCGAGTGCCTTGCGCGTGACGGCGTAGGCACTACCGCTTCCTTGCTGCGCATGAGCAAGGACGATCTTTTCAACACCGTTTGCCGCCAGTTCTTTAACCCCACTGCGGCATTCCCTGCGATTCTTGATAACGCTATCAGGAAAAACATCGTCCAGCTGTATCAGACCGTTCCTACCACGTTCCAGCTTTGGACCACTAAGGGCAGCGTTTCCGATTTCAAGCCTACCAAGGATCACAGCTACCTT